GATTTGTGACCTGGTGGGACAAATCTTGCTAGAACCTTTTTTAACCGCAGGAATTTTCTTTTAGCCAATAGAATTCGACCGCCTTTGCACTTTCGTGCAAAACAGTTTGACCTCATTCTAATTATTTTTATTTAGGGCTCGCGCACGCGAACCCTTTTTTTAACTGATGGTATCTAGGTACTAGCTTCTAATTTTTTGAATTCAACACATTTAAAGCGCCGCAGGATAGGCAAGAGGGTTTCTTCATCAAACCATATGGCAGAGGGGTGGTAGTTACTAGTAACTATTATCTGTTTTGGGCGTATTTTCATGGTGTCTCCTTTGAGTTCCGCGAGGAATGGGTATCGATCTCCCCAGATCTTGAGATGGTGCCCGAGCACATCGTGTTTCTTGTCAAAGTCCTCTATGAGGACCGTCTCTTCTTCCGTATAGCCGCACCACCATTTGTTGCACATTTTGAGGTAGGCCCGAGGGTGGTCTTCGCGCGCTTTGCGGCTCTTCCCAGTACCGGCTTCGCCCCAGTACCAGAGATGTTGAGCTTCTGAATCCTCCAACTCCCTAGAGCGGAGAGCCTCACACCGGTGCATTTTGTTAAGCCGCAGGTTCTTGTAGCGTATGTCATCGGGCAAGTCTTCGAATCGGCCCTCTTCGCAAGCTACTCGTATTTCGTCCCATTTGCGTTTTTCGAGAGCACCCTTTTCTTTTGGTGTCATGGGACTGTCGCCTCGCTCCGTCCAATCACCATCTTTCTTGCAGTATTCGATAGCAGCAGGGAGGACTTTTGCAATTTCAATGTGGCAACCCGGAAGTTTCTTTCTGACCGCAGATTCCCGAATTTTTTCGTTGAAGCAGATTACGCCTTGTAATTGTAGGAGATCGGATTCTCCGACTTCCTTACCGTAGATGATGTAGCGGCATTGCACGCCGTCTACCAACTCGGTATCTCCATAGTTGTTTTGAGTGAAGGTGAAGTTACGTGCAGACATTCGCTTCTTACGTAGGTATCCGCTTTGTCCCACGTCCCACTAGGTTCTAGGTAATAATG